AAGGATAGTATAGTGGCAGTATCAGGAACAACAACATTTAATTTAGACTTAAATGGTATTGTAGAAGAAGCATTTGAAAGATGTGGTGCAGAATTACGTACAGGCTATGACTTACGCACGGCTCGTAGAAGTTTAAATTTACTTACTGCAGAATGGTCTAATCGAGGTGTTAATCTTTGGACTATAGAAGAGGCTAGTGTATCTTTAACTGAAGGCACTATAACTTATAATCTTCCAGCTGATACTATTGATTTGCTAGAGCAAGTTATTAGAACAGGCACAGGCACTAATCAACAGGACCTTACTATTAGCAGAATATCAGCAACTAACTATGCAACCATACCTAGTAAAAACCTTACAGGTAGACCTAATCAAGTATGGATAAACAGACAAGCTGCACAACCGAATATAAATGTATGGCCTGCTCCAGAAGACGATAGTTATACATTTGTGTATTGGGCACTTAAAAGAATAGATGATGCAGGTAATGGTGTGAACACCCAAGATATACCATTTAGATTTTTACCGTGTTTGATAGCAGGACTTGCTTATTATTTAAGTTTAAAGATACCTCAAGCAGGTGACAGAATTCAATTCTTAAAAGGAGAATATGAAGAGCAGTGGGCTTTAGCCTCTTCTGAAGATAGAGAAAAAGCCGACCTTAGAATAGTTCCACGTAAACAACATATATAGGAGATAAGAGATGCCAGGAAATAAATTAAAAATGGTGACAAATTCAAAAGGCCAGAGAGTACCTTTTTATGCCGCAGACGGTGTAGGTAAAATGAAAAAAGGTGGTACAGCTAAAAAGAAAAAAACCAAAGCTGAAGCCAATTTCAAACCGCACATGATGTATGATAAAAAGTCAGGTAAAGGTGTAAGAGCAGGAACTTTTAAGAAACATCTAGATTTAAAGAAGAAAGGATATGGACACACTAAACCAAAAGCTAAAAAGAAAATGATGGCTGGTGGTATGGCTAAAAAGAAAATGATGGCTGGTGGCATGGCTAAAAAGAAAATGATGGCTGGTGGCATGGCTAAAAAGAGGTAATATATGAGTAGTAAATACGCTTCAGCAAAATATACGATTGCAGAGTGTGATAGGTGTGGTTTTCAATTTAAGTTAAATGAGCTAAAAGACATATTTATAAGAACTACCGAAACAAATATTAAAGTATGTAAAGAGTGTTATGAGCCTGACCATCCACAGAATATGCAAGGTATGTATCCTGTAGATGACCCACAGGCCGTTTTAGACCCTAGACCAGATAGAAATTTAGATGAACAAAGAAATTTTCAGTATGGTTTTAATCCTGTGGGACTTAACAATCCTTTGGGTTTGGAAGGACTGGAAGATGATTTAGAAGGTGCTGGACAAGTTGGGTCAGTTACCGTAACAATAACGTAGGAGTATATTATGAATAAAGATAGAAAAGGCGTGAAGCCAACTTATAAACAACCTGAAACTGTTGCTACACCTAATACAGGTGGATATCCTGAGAAGGACGTAAAGACAGAAGGAGTGGTAACTCGTGGTAACGGAGCAGCTACAAAAGGAACTAAGGCTAGAGGGCCTATGGCATAATGACATATACGGAGTTAGTAGCAGCAATAAAGTCTTACACAGAGAATGACTATACTACTACTGATGTAAATACTTTTATTAAAAACGCTGAACAACGTATATTTAATGTCGTGCAGTTACCTGACTTACGTAGAAATGTAACAGGAACTATGACATCAGGTAATAAATTTTTTGCTTTACCTAGTGATTGGTTAGCTACTTTTAGTATTTCTGTTATTAATAGTGATAATGAACACTCGTTTCTTTTAAATAAAGATGTAAATTTTATTAGAGAGGCTTTTCCTGACACCGATTCAGGATTCTTTGGTAAACCTGAATATTATGCTATATTTGACGATGAGACAATGATTTTGGGACCAACGCCTGATGCTAATTATAGTGCTGAATTACACTATTATTTTTATCCTCAAAGTATTGTTACTGCTGGTAATTCTTGGTTGGGGGATAACTTCGATACTGTATTATTTTATGGTGCATTATTGGAGGCAGCTGCGTTTATGAAAGAAGACCCAGATACGATAACTATGTATATGGGCAGATACAATGAATCTTTACAATTACTTAAAAACTTAGGTGATGGTAAAAATAGAAGAGATGCTTATAGAAGTGGACAATTAAGGATACCCGTAGGAAGTGGATAATAAAGCAGAAATAATACAGGGCGTTGACTATGATGTACAAACTACATCGTATGGTGGTATGACACCAGAGCAAGTAGCAGAGTTAGCTCTTGCTAAAATAATTCACGTAGGCGAGAACGCTAATCCTTTATTAAAGGAACAAGCACTAGCTTACAAAGATAGCATTAGGCAAGTTCTAGTGTATTATATGAAACAGGCTATAAAGTCTAATCATACAACCGTAGCGAATAAACTGCGTGAAGCAGGGCATTCAGAATTAACTAAACTTTTGGAGGTATAAAATGGCAATTTCACAAGCAATGTGTACATCATTTAAAGTTGAGTTGTTGAATGGTATTCATGCTTTTAGCACAACAGTAGCTCGTGGTGACACATCTGCTGATAGTTTTAAATTAGCATTATACACTTCATCAGCTTCTTTAGGTGCTGGTACTACAGCGTATACATCATCAAACGAAGTTTCAGGAACAGGATACTCAGCGACAGGTTCAGCACTTACTGTAGTAGCTCCTACATCTTCTGGGACTACAGCGTTATTAGATTTTAATGATTTGACGTTTTCAACGGCTACAATTACAGCTCGTGGTGCGTTAATTTATAACGACACACAAAGTGACAAAGCAGTTGCAGTGTTAGATTTTGGTGGTGATAAAACATCTACAGCGGGAGACTTTACTATAGTATTTCCTACAGCTGATGCCTCTAACGCTATTATACGTATAGCTTAGTAGGAGTGTTAAATGGCACTTGTTGTAAACGACAGAGTCAAAGAGACTACTACCACAACAGGTACAGGGACAGTCACTTTAGCTGGTGCTGTATCTGGGTTTGAAACTTTTGCTGCTGGTATAGGAAACAGTAATACTACATATTATTGTATTCAACTAGGGTCAGAGTTTGAAGTAGGTTTAGGCACATTATCAAGTGACAGTTCAACTCTAGCTCGTACTACAGTTATATCAAGTTCTAACAGCGATAGTGCTGTTAATTTTTCTGCAGGGACAAAGAATGTTTTTTGCACTTTACCTGCCAGTAAGACACCCATACTAGATGCAAGTGGAGACGTAACACTCTCTGGAACTTTAGAGGCTAGAGAATTAGAGGCATCTAATGGTATAATTGCAAACAGTGAAACAGTTAGTGCTAATTATACTTTTCCTACAAACTATAACGCTATGAGTGTAGGTCCAATAACCATAGCAAGTGGAGTAACAGTAACCGTCCCTAGTGGACAAAGATGGGTGATATTATGACATGTAAAATTAATGCAGATACAAGTAGTGGACTACAATTAGAATCAGATACAAGTGGGTCTATAGACATACAATCAGGTGGTAACACTGATATATCTTTTTCTGCAAACGCTTTAAATATTAAATCTGGCACCACTTTAACCATTGATTCAGGTGCAACGATTACTAATAGTGGTACAGCAAATGGATTTTTAGGTAAAGTAAAACAAATAGTAAATGCTTCAGACAACACTTTATATTCTATTAGTGTGACTAATTCAACATCAGACCATGCTGGAAGTATTGCTTATAGTATTACTCCAACATCTACTGACCATAAAATAAAAATAGATTTTTTCATACCTCAAATAAGACATGCAAATAATACTGCTGGATTACGAATGAGATTATATAGACAAATTGGTGGCGGTGGGTATTCACATGTAACAGGTTTATCTGGTGTAGCTTCAAGTAATCGTCTTGCATCTCTGGCAGGTAACTATGATAGGGGTGGTGATGGAAATAGGTCAACAGTGGCTTTAGGTGGAACAGTAGTAGATAGTCCTAGCACAACTTCACAAGTAGATTATAAATTTTATTTTGGTTCTGGTGATGGTGCTACAACTATATTTGTTAATAGAACTGAAAATGATGCTGATTTTAATTATACCTCAAGAACACGAACACATGTTTGTTTAACGGAGATAGAATAATGACAGTTAACGTAGAACCAGGAAAGTGTATATTGTCAGCCATACTAGCCATAGATGCTAATGCAGTATGTACTGTAAAAAACGAAGATATTGATGACATTGAGTGGACAACTACTCCCATAGCTAAAGATGATATTTTAGCAAAAGTAACAGAATTAGAGACTGCTTATAATAATCTTGAGTATGCAAGGAAACGTAAAGCTGAATATCCTTCCATACCAGAACAGTTAGATAAAATTTATAATGATGGTATTGATGCTTGGAAAGCAGACATCAAAGCAATTAAAGACAAATATCCAAAGGGGTAGATTATGGCAATAACGATACATGGCACAAAAGGAGATAATACAGATTTACAAACTACAGAATCTAGTGTTGATTTAAATGGCACAGAGTTAATATTGGACGCAGATGGCGACACAAGTATAACTGCTGATACAGATGACCAAATTGATTTTAAAGTAGGTGGCTCTGACCTTTTTAAAATGTCAAGTACAGATGGCACTTTTAATTTTGGAAGCACAGGAAATTGTACTCTAAGTGCTAATGGTAGTAATCAAATTACTTTAAAATCTGCTACTGCATCTGGAGATAATTTTAAATTTGAAAGTTCTAATGCTCTGCAACTAGATATTTTTAGCACTTCAAATGCAGTAAACCATCCAAGACTTGTTGGTTCACTAGCTAATGCTCCTGTATTAATAGAAGCTGTTGGAAGTGATACTAACCTTGGTATAAGATTAGTACCAAAAGGTGTTGGGACTGTACATATTTCTGGACAGCTTACTAAAGATAGTGGTTCATTTAAAATCCCGCATCCATTAGAAAGTAAAAATAGCTCACATTATTTAGTTCATTCTTTTATTGAAGGGCCACAAGCTGATTTAATTTATCGAGGTAAAGTTGATTTAGCTGGTGGAACAGCTACTGTTAATATAGATACAGTATCAGGTATGACAGCAGGTACATTTGTTGCATTGAACACAGACGTACAATGTTTTACTAGTAATGAAAGTGGATGGACAGCAGTCAAAGGTTCTGTATCAGGTAACGTCTTAACGATTACAGCACAGGATAATAGTTGCACGGACACTATCTCATGGATGGTAGTGGGTGAAAGACAAGACCAACACATGAAAGAGACTGGTTGGACAGATGAAAATGGTAAAGTAATTTTAGAACCAGAAAGAGAACCAGAAGGCACTGTATTAACTA